AAAGAAGACTGCGTGAAATTGGAACGTTCCAGAATTTTGGAACATTTATTCGAACATCCGGAATTTCCCGGAAGCGCGCGGCGCGTAAATTCCGGGAGTTCCGGAAAATGTGTGAAATTAAATTCCGGAATTGAATGTAGCTGTGTGGCCAGCTTCATGTGTTTTTCAAAGGAACAACTGAGCCCGCTTTTAACTAAAGATTGGGCCAACCAATGCGTTCCAGTCCGTCCCGTCCCCACAATGTAGATTTTGGACATTTTTTATTCGTTTTTTACATTTCCAATAAAAACATGCATTGGCGCCGCTTTACTTCATTTGCCATTTATCGCCACACAAATTACAACAACTTTTTTAGTTAACGATAACCATGTTTATTTAGAACATTTTAGTACACTCCTAGAACATATCCGCGCAAATGATGCGCATGCGGGTTGTCAGTCTGGAAAATCCTCAGGCGCCTCCAGGGCTCTTCGCCGCCTTCAGGGGCGACCTGGTCATAGTTCACGTAGATCAAGTTAAGCCCAGGATTCAAGTCGGAAGGCTGCAAATCACGGATAATCTTCAAAAGTTTGGCGTGGGCATCAGGTAAAGGCTGGTCGTAAAGAACACCTTCCTTTGTGTAATAATGGGGGTTGAAGCGGACGTACAGGGGAACCCCGCGCGAAATATTCCGCACTTGAAATAAAAGGTAATGGCACAAGCACCGCCATCAGGCCATTTCTGTAAAGATATCGTACCTTCCAGCGAACTACCTTTAGTCCAGGCTGACGGCGGGTTTGAAGAACCTGTAAGACAAGTTCTCCAGGCCGCTTGGTTAAAAGGAAAAGAATGGAAACAAGGGCAAACAATTGTTATAAAGTTTTTGGAAGGGACTGAGGATCAAAAAAAATTGGTTAGACGTGTGGTCGATGAAAACTTTGCGCCTTTGATCAACCTTAAATTAGAGTGGCAAGACGAAGAGTATACAGGAGACGCTCAGATAAGAGTAACTTTTGATCCTTCAAATGGCGCATGGAGCTATTTGGGTACAGATGCGCTTGATGTGACCGACCAGGCCGAAGCAACACTCAATTTGGGTTGGCTAGATCTACCAGGGGAAGTTGAAGAGTCTAAAAACAGAGGGTGTTGCTATGGAGTCGTTCTACACGAGTTTGGACACGGATTGGGAGGCTGGATTCATGAACACCAGAACCCGATTGATAACCCCTTGCCAGAAATCTGGAATATGGATGTGATTATAAAAGATTTGTCGGGGGGCCCAAATTTCTGGGATGCCGAGACCATAGAGGCCAATATGTTTGAGACCTATTCAGTTTCGCAAGTGCGTGGGACTGCTTATGATCCTAAGAGTATAGCTCATTATTTTTATCCAGCAACGTGGGTTAAGACTGGTGAGGCTTTGTTGGGGAACCAGAATTTGTCAGACAAGGATAAGCTTGCTCTTTCTATGGAGTATCCTCGAGCCAACAATGTTCCTTCTCCTCTTAGTGATCCTTACGCTGAATCGAGCAACCAGTCAGTTACCCAATCCCAACTACAGCTTCAAGCTCTTTCACTAGGCTCCACAGGCTCCGCGACCTCACTCGCGCCCCTTGATGTAACAGTACCCCCATGCCAGGGCGGAACTTTGGCGCAAAATCCAGCTGTCCTCACATTCATCATTATTGGAACCCTTGCGCTACTGGTCGGTGCAGGGATCCTCATCTACGCAAATTTCAAAAAGCGAAAATCATGAATTTTTTTTGTGTTCTGTAAAATTAAAACTACAAACTAACATGCCTGGATGCAATCGATCTCGTGCAAGTGCAATGAAGGCCCATGCCAAGAAAGCCGCCTCTCGAAAAATGGCCAGCCTCCGTCAAGCGCGTAAGGCTAGCAAGGCTCACAGGGCTCGAAGGGCTCGTCAACAGCAGCAAGGAAACCGAGGAAATCAAAATCAAGGTTACCCGAACCAGATGAATGGGCAGATGAATAATTACCAAAACCAGATGAATGGGCAGATGAATCAATTCGGGAACCAAGTTAACCAATTTGTTGATCAATTCGGAAATCAAGTCAACCAGCTAAACGGTTTCAACAATGTGGTTGACCAAATCAACAATGGATTTTTGCCAAATGCTGACCAGTCAAACAACCAGAACCAGCAATGGGTGAACCAGAATCAAAATGGAATTCCCAACCAATTTAACCAAAACCAGAACCAGCAATGGGTGAACCAGAATCAAAATGGAATTCCCAACCAATTTAACCAAAACGAGAACCAGCAATGGGTGAACCAGAACCAAAATGGAATTCCCAACCAATTTAACCAAAACCAGAACCAACAATGGGTGAACCAGAACCAAAATGGAATTCCCAACCAATTTAACCAAAACCAGAACCAGCAATGGGTGAACCAGAACCAAAATGGAATTCCCAACCAATTTAACCAAAACCAGAACCAAAATGGAATTCCCAACCAATTTAACCAAAACCAGAACCAAAACCAAAATGGAATTCCCAACCAATTTAACCAAAACCAGAATCAAAATGGAATTCCCAACCAATTTAACCAGAACCAAAACCAAAATGGTATTCCTAACGCTCTGAACAACAACACCAACTCCTATCCCAACTCTGGCAAGGGCTGGAACTGCAATTGTGGTCCCAAAGCCATGATGGGTGCCGGTGTTGCTTGGGGCTATGCTGGTGGTAATGCTGGATGTTCCAGCTGCCCTGGGGGCACGTGTACGACTGGTCCATTTAACCCTGCCTTGGGTGTGTCTTGCAGTGGTGGGAACATGAACTTCGCTAAGGCTAGTCCCGGATCATACTACATGGCTGGTATGCAAGCAAACGCATGTGCAATGCAAGCTGCAGGAGCTGCTCCCATTGCTTCTTACGCTGCTCTGGCCTAAGCTAGCTTAATCAGAGTTCCAAAATTTATTAAGTCGTTCTTGGAGTGCGGAAAATTCTTCGTCGACGTTGAATTGCTGGACGCGCAGGATATTGAAAGTGGCGAAAATGACGGGCCATAGTTGGAGTGCGAGGTAAGGCGTTGCGTCTTTCAAGACTCGAAAGTAATCGTTGACTTCGTCGCTTTTGCGTCCACGAGTGAAGAAGGGTACGTTAGATAGTTTGGTGGGGCTAAGTTGCGCCACTTTTCTCATGGTGCTGCCAAGATTTTTGATCTTCATCCTGACGGTCCTTGCGGGCTTTGAGCGCTTAGTGCTTTAATAAAACCAGAACTTATACTTTGCAAAGAATTGGAAAGAGTGTCCACGCTGCCTAGGCCCTGTGCGATTTCTCGAAGGTGGACTAGCGTGAGATTGTAAAAGTTGCTAGTATCCCTGCTAATTTTGTCGAAATAGTGATGCATGAGTCGCACGGCGTAGTACGAAATTAAAGTAAGTGCGGCGAGCCATAGGAGGCCCCAGACGCCTGTGGAACCAATCCAGAACTCGCCTCGTTGTCTTATCTCGGTACTGTCATCATCCTGGTTAATATAGGTCTGAAACCAAATCATAAGTCCTAGGACTATTACTGACCACACAATAAAGGTTATAATATATTTTTGTTTTTGCGGAAGTGTTGTAGCCATTTATTTTTTAAGAAGAGGATTTGCGAAACGTGAGTATAGATCCAAGTCCAACTGATGTCTTCATTTTGGTTCTTGGGTCCGAAGAGGATGAGGATGAGGAAGAAGAGGATGACGGAGTGGGTCTTTTGGATCGGGCTTTGCGTTTTCGGGTGAACTTTTGGGGTTCCGCGGGTTTGCACGCAGCGGACTGAACAAACTGAGAAAACATGCTTTTGGATCCCCTTGCCTGTAGGTCATCCAAGAGATCGTGTTGAGACGACGTCGGTGGTGCCACTTCTTCCACACACATGTGTGTGGACACAAACGGAGGTTTGACAATCCGTACCCTGACCATGTGGAAATTGGCGCGAAACTGCTGAATGGTGAGAGTTCCTCCAAACATACGCAGTCGGATGGTTGGTGGGGCTGGTTTGACCGCGCTGTGAATTCCGAAGACATTCCTAAGCATGTGGTGAAAGTACAACATGCGCCGGCTTGTCAAGTAAGGTTCGCGTTCAATCAAGTAGGCCTTGGCACAGTTGGCTGAACAAAAGATTCCATAGACTGAATAGAGGTCAAGATCTTGATAATAATCGTTAACCACCGGGATCGGCGTAGTCTCGAAGGTGTGCACGCAATGCCAACAAGCATATCCTTCCGGTGGCCGCTCCGGCCAATTCGGACCTTCTAGGCAGGGATGAGACAATCTCGGATGATGTTCCACATTTTGACCCAATTTGTGCCGCACATAGCTTGAACAGTTGGTCACTCGCGGCACAATTTTTAGATCGCGATTTAAGTAGCACTCTTCATCGTTAATGAATATGGATGATGCGGATGCGGATGTGGATGCGGATGCGGTTTTGGTGTTTGCGGTTGCTTCTGGCATAATTCTTCTTTGTGCTGTTGGTGTGTTTAGGAAAAGATAATGGAACCTGCGTCTGCACCTGCTTCTTCACCCACACAAGAGTCCAAAATTGGAAAGATTTTGGAACCCGCCAAGGAACCTGCGAAGACCAAGGAACCCGCGAAGACCAAGGAATCCGCGAAGACCAAGGAACCCGCGAAGACCAAGGAATCCGCGAAGACTAAGGAATCCGCGAAGACCAAGGAATCCGCGAAGACCAAGGAATCCGCGAAGACTAAGGAATCCGCGAAGACCAAGGAATCCGCGAAGACCAAAGAATCCGCGAAGACCAAGGAATCCGCGAAGACCAAGGAACCCGCGAAGACCAAGAAGCGCAGAAAGGAGGCTGAGCCCACCAAGACCAAGAAGCGCAGAAAGGAGCCCGAACCTATGGAGGCCAATGCGAAGCCCGCGGAGCCCACGGAGCCTGAGAAGAAGAAGAAGAAACGCAAGAAGCGCAACAAGCCCCGTAAACCTCACTACTTGCGCAAGCGCCTCTTCAGCGTGGAGTTTACCAACCCTGGTAGCTTTATTTCTATTCTTGCACCCTTGGATGGAGAGTTTGAGACTGTGGTTTTTTACGTGCGTTCTTCTGAACTCAAGGATGATAACCGCGAAAAATCAAACATCTTGCCGGACCAAGACAATAGCGGCTTTTCTGGTCTTTCATGGCAAGTATTGCATTCTAGCCAACGCAAGCTCATTATTGCGCGCCATCAAGCGGATGATGTGTACGTATCTCCCAAGGCTGACCTGGAGTCGCTTCAGTTTACTGTGGAGGTCTCCAAGTTTCTGAAGATCGTACGCAGCATCAATGCGGCTTCCTCAATGATTATTAGCATGAAGCGGGGCTCAGCCGATGTCAACGTGGTTTCTACCTCCATTGACACTCGTCGCTCTCAGGTTTCGTCCATTCCAACCGTAGTTACGGAGCACAAGAACTTTGACATTCAAGTGGCTGAGTACGATCGCACGATTCACATCCAAGATCTGGGTACGGTTATCGAAAACGCAAAAAACTTGCCCAGTGTCTACATTCGTTTCATGATCATGGAGCATCGGGAAAACCCCAACATTATGTACTTTGTTACGAAGGCAGGGGAGCAAACGAATGCTAAGCTGGAGAATTACTTCGTCAGTTCCACCGACCAGGAAATGGAAGAGGAGTCTGGTAAAACCATGGTGATCCGCAACCACGAGATCAATGATTTTGGAGAATACCACCCCAACCAAGTGCTACGTTCAGAGGTCAAGAAGTCTATCAGCTACCTCTACGAAGTTAAGTCTTTGCACCACTTCATTAAGAATTGCCCTCGCAAGCAAATCGTCTACCGCTTTGCAGAAGGCAAGCCTATGTTGTGCATTGCGAGCTGCGGAGATGGCAAAAGCTTCGTGGCTTCTGTCAACCTCTCAGTGGAGCCCGACGATGACACCTTTGTTAGTGAAGAGATTCAGTGCTTTATGGATGAATCTGACAGTGATGAAGAAGATAATGAATAAATATTATTGACAGTTCGTTTATTTTTTGTGTGATTATGTTAACCGTACGTAAAAAATAAATGAGTTACGGGCCCCAAGGTATGAATAGCCTTTTCTATACAAAGGGAGGTCGAATAAAATCCGGGATTCCTCACACTACTTGGTCTGGCGGACAACCTGGATCTACAGGGGGTCCCACGGTCTCACGCAACCAATCTATCATGAATTGTTTTTCTACCGCCCAAACGGGCGCCACATTATCTGCATTTAGTACTAACCCTCAAGTGTCAAGAGCGCGTTATAAGAGCTCTTTGGATCAGCTACAACATCATTGTTTACATGGAAATTTTAAATAAATCTTTAATATTCAGTACTATTGATAAGTCTTTGGCGTTGTCGCTCAGCTTGTTCTGCACTCACTGGATTTCTTGCAATCCAGTTTTCGTCAACTTCGATAGCCCACTTGAACTCCTCATGGTATTTCAGGTGGGCTGGGATTGTAACATCGGAAGTGAGACGTAGAACGGGTGCATAGCGATTGTCGGTGAAGAGAGACTGTTTCACATAATCCGAAGCGGCTCTTTCCAGGTCGATAGCTACTGCAGAGTTGTCAGGGAAAATTTTCTTGAGAAACCAAACCGGTGTTTCGAACGTCAAGCGTTGTCCAGCAACAGTGACATGTTGGTGGGACCAATGTGACGGCATGTTGAAAAAATCTCCACACGGGTTAGATTCCGTCCATTCGCGAGGTTGCATGTCAAATACCTGAACCCACTCTTGACCACCATCTCCAGGGTCAGTGACATTGTCGAGGGCCTTGAACTCCAGGCAGCGTAGGTTCTCCAGAGAACCGTTTACGACGTGGTACCTCACATAAATGCTCAGGTAGAGTGATTTTAGAAGACCAAAGTCACCTTGATTGAAGCGCTCCACAAAGCGGACGCGATCAGGGAGACACGGTTCATACTCTGGGTACAGCTTTTGCAGCTCCTTAAGCGTATACCCACCGTGTTCTCCAGTATCCTTGTAGTCGTGGCAGTCTTTGAACTTCCGCGCTTGAAGAATTTCCTCGGGAGAAGGAAGACCACCCATGGCCTTCATGAAAGCGGTGCGTGTTTGCTGATTGATGCGGTAACCGTGTCCCTGCAAGTTCATAAAGACGCCCTCCGCTAAGTTGTCGTAGTACACTTTGTAAGTTGTCATGATGTACTCATCACTGTACCGATCAACGTCCATAAACTTCATGACCTCGGGTGGAAAATTGCCTGTTGACATCTCAGCAGTAGCCTTTTTTTCCACCTCGTGCTCTTTTTTGGATTCACTGACGTACTTAGAATACGTTTTGAAGTAGGAGCCCAAGTGAATATTGAGATTAGTGGCGACTTTACCCTTTTCCTCGACATCAACCGTAGACAAAGCGTCTCTGACCTTTTCCCATTCCTCGCATTGCAAGGCCAATGCTTGTTCCAGAGGTAGCCCCAGGTGCCGGTAGAGACCTTCGTCTGGTAGGGTTGACATGGCGCGCCGTCGAGAATCCACATCCCATTCAAACATCCGTTCGGACAATTGGGAGCTGTACTCTTGCATAATGGCTGTTGAAAGCCTGGTCACGTAGGTTTCAGCGGACCGTTCAATGCGCCGTTTAATTTCCTCCTCGTAGGTGTGCTTGACTTCTTCCGTAACCTCGTGCTCTTTGATCCTCTTTCGCCCATCTTTTTCCTCCACAATCTCGCGGTGAATATTGCGGCGCGTCTTCTCGTGGATGTGCCGCTTCGTCTTAGATTCCTCCTGCGCGACCTTGACAATCGTTCCACTTCGCACCGATTGGGAGAGTTGGACAGAACGCCCAGATTTGCGCACCCGTTTGACAGCAGCACGTCCCTTGGCCTGTCCCTTGGATCGCTTGTTGGTTCCTTTCGTCTTTCGCGGCATTTTCCTAAACACAACACAAAAAATAATGTTGGGTGTACTACACACAGATCATGGGCGAAATTTGGTCATGTTCACAAACAGTCAACGAAGTACACTGTGGAATTCTAAGTACTCTGCACTATTCAATGTCACAGAGGATGGTAAGTTACGGGTTGAATACACAAACATGGAGAAGGGTCGAGAGCTAGCAAGAGAACAGGTGTTAAATATGGAAAATGAAAAAAATGCGCGGGAAAGAGACGTTGAGCATGTGGCTGGGGAAATTGACCGGATTTGCCGGGAATTACCGGGTATTGAGGAAGACGAGGATTATGAAGAGATGCAAGAAGAGCTGATGCGACAACTGGCAGTTCAACGTCAACATCACAAATGCTTAAGAAGGATTGACCGAACATTCGAAATCCATGTGACCTTCACCCCTGAAAAGACTCAACAAGTGCTGGAACCTCACATGCTTAGCCGCTTTTTCGTGACCAACGAACTGGTGTTTTGGTGTCCCGGATGTACTGGACAACAATGTAAAATGCAAGGGACTCAAGAAGAAGCCGATAAAGCCCAAGAACTTAAAGTTCAGCCGATGGAAGACGTCATGGAGTGTCACCTGGCATCAGGTTTTGGTACACCCCGAAAGCTTCATTATTTGTCTTTGCAGGCTGGGGGTCGTATACCCCCCGAAAAAAAGCACGACGATGGTTCTGAGTTTTTCCAGTCTTACCAAGACACCAAAAATCCGGGACACCTACAGGAAGCCGCAATGTTGGGACACCCCGAAGCAGGCTACCGATGGGCATGTTGGTGGAAGTCTCGAAGTCTCCGAGTGACTGAAAAGTGGCTGCAGATTGCAGCAAACCATCCAGAGGCGCATCCAGATGCGTCTTATGAGTACGGGCAATTAACGGGTGAAGAACGTTACTTTTTTGCTGGTATTGCCCACGGACACGTCGGTTGTCACTTAGCACTTGGGAGGCTGTACCTGCATGACAGGAAGGTGGAACACGCAAGAAAATTGTTGGACTTTGCGGCAAATAAAGGGTGCGCGCCTGCTTACAGTTTGCTAGGGAAAAGCTACTTGCAAGAAAATCAAACTCTAGCACTTGCCTACCTCCGACAAGCCTCGCAACATTACGGTGATGCTGACGCAACATACCTGCTCGCCAAGGCTACGGGGGATGCCAAACTTTTGAGGACTGCAGTGGGGCAAGGATCTGGGGATGCCAGAGACTACTTAGCCTTGCAATTACCCCTCGAGGAAGCACTCAAACTCTGCCAAGATTCGAAGACACCAAGAGCTCAAACGATCAGAGGAATTCAGGTTTTTCTTAGCGGTGGGGGTGGGCACAACTATTGGGTTAACAATGAAGACCCAGTGGCGGCGTACATGATGGCAAGGACTCCACCAATCAACCTGGATCTTTTGGACAACGCCCTAAATATTGGAGACGCATTGATGCTAAAGGCTCAACAGTACATGGATGTCCAAAAGTACCGGGATGCTGGATCCCTTTACGAACGTTGCGCGAATGACACTAGCCTCCAATGGCTCCAGTGGGACATTGTTGACATGCAGTACCAACCCGTAAACCGCCGTCCGCAAGCAAAACTAAAGTACGGTAATGCCCTAATGATCGGAGTTGCCCAAGGCGCATACCAAGCGGGTCCGCATTGGATACGCGAAGCAGCGGAAGCTGGTGTCAAAGAAGCAATGCACAAAATGGCTGAAATCCTTGAAGTTGGATGGGGAATTGAAAAGAATCCCGAAGAATCGCAAATGTGGCTTTTACGCGCGCTTGAAAAGTCTAATTGAGGCACAGAGCCCCGCGCACTTTCCAAATTTCCAAAAACTGTCAAGATGTTAAGCTCTCTCCGGACTCCTTTCAAAATGTGGTCTGTTCGTGGCGATGAAGTGGTAGCAATGGACTTGTACTTGAAGTTCCTGGAGGAAGCGTGGCTCCACCCTGAGGAAAATAGATATGCCCTTTACCTTAAGATTTACCTGGAACCCGCGGAAGAACGTGTGCGCTACAATTCTCGCCTCAGTCGTCCCGGACGTTCAACTGGTACTCGCCGCGCTTTGGAGGAGTATTCCCGAATCTGCTATAAATCTAAACTGTAAATAAAAAGAATTCAATGTCGTCTTATTATCATTTTGAGAGTCGTTTGCACCGCGCACTTTCTCAACGAATTTACTTAGTGTCTAGAGGAGAAGGGAATGAAGAGGGGCAAACGTTTAGAGTGATGGGGGCATCTAGTTTTATTTACACTGTTAAGCCTCATGAACTCAAATGTAGTTGCCCAGATAATAGGACTAGGGGAGCTTTTTGTAAACACCTGATTTTCCTTGCAATTCGCGTGTTCCACTTGGCGGAACTAGCAGCTTACACAATTTTTCAGAGTCGTGAGTGGTTGGGTGAATACGAAGCACCAGCAGAAATTAAAGTTGCACCATCAAGCCACCATCGTAAAGAGCCTGAGGACGACGAAGAGTGCTCAATATGCTGTGAAAAGTTTGCAGAAACTGTTGACGAAGAATATACTGGTTGTACCCAGTGCTCTAACATTTTTCACGAAACCTGCATTTACAATTGGTTACAAGTATCACCAAATGCGAATTGTCCTCTTTGTCGAAGCGGATGGTTTAACTAATGAATATATGTTTTATTGAATTTGAGGCATTATACCGAGTTTTCGGAGATGCGCGTGCCATTGCTCGAGTCTTTGCTTTTTGTTTCTTTTAGGGGGCCTAGATTGTTCGCGTCTCTTGCGCTTCTTTGGAGGCGATGGGGCGGTTGGACCTGCTGGAGTTTGGCGGAGAATGCTTTGACAAAATTTGCTTTCCAGGGACTCAATTTGCTGGGCGTTTTTGTCATTACAACAGCTACATTCAATTCAGATAAACCTTACGACCCTTTACTTTAACATATTGACCGCCTCGTGGGCCAATATAGACCTTACGTTCGGGCCACTTTTTATAAGGTTGTTTGGTCTTGTGATACATTTTGTGGCAGTCCCGTTTTGGGTCCTTACGCGCCCAACAAGCGCGCATTTGTGCCTTGGAAACGAATGGCATATGCGTAGTTTTGTTCTTTACATTTTAAAAAGCTTTCTGGTCCCCAATGGTTACTTGCAGATTTTACAAACAGCGTACCCTTCCAAGAGCCTACCGCAAGCAGATTCTAAATCGCAGAAAATTTAACAAGCTGTGTCAAGGTCAAATTCCGTATAAATGGACGTCTGAGGAGCTTCCAAAATCATTCCTGATCGGCGTGGCTCTTCGACCTGTCCGACGGTCTAATTTACCTCAAGAGGTGGTGGCATTCATGCTTGTTTACGACCATAAGCACGTTACCGAACTTGATGGGCGCCCAAGACCAGTCTGCAGACGCAAGGAGCTTTACCTGAACCTAATGTGTTCAGGTCTTAAAGGAGCAGGCTCCACACTGCTGAAGGCCTTCTACAAAAAGGCTAAAACGTTAAAGAAAAAAGTAATCCGTTTGTATGCTTTAGAGGGTGCTTTGGCTTACTGGGCCAAACACGGGTTTATTGAATGTGATGATCCAGAGCAGTTAATGGGTTGTTACAGACGGCGCTATCGCCTTGATCGGACGGGTGGATTCAGAATGACTAAGGTCGTATGAAGGGAGCGTAAAATCTGTGAATGGAACCAGTGGTCTCATTAAATAATGTGGCTCCCATCATAAACCTCTCCTCTCCAAAAGTTATATTCCACCAAACCTTAGCCGGATCCCTAAAATGTGCTCCGCCATCTTTACGTTCGTACACATCCCTTCTGACACTTAAAGGCAGGTTGTAAATGGGTATATATTCAGGATAGTAAGGTTTAATCCATCCGTGGGGATGCCATGTTAAACGTCGGAAAACGCTTTGTAAGTTGACGTCTTGTCCTTTACACAACAGAAGCAAGCTCAGCGCGTCCCTGAGATCCACGTATAGCAGGACTTCTTGTACAATGTCTGGGAGGTCCAGTATCATTGCGCCACTTTGTAACAGTGTTCATCAAGATTGGCGTAAGCTCGGCGGGAACATGCCTTTCTTGAGCCCATTTGAGAATTCTCAGCAGCGCCAAGGCAACGTAAGTGTCCATCTGGAACTGCAAATGGAATGTATAAGTCTTGCCCATCTATAAAAAAAGCAAATGGAAAAGGTGGAAACAGAAGGCAAACAATTTACATGCTTGGAATTTATTGACGCGGCTATTCGCGAGATTTTCACATATAAACGTACAGATCCGGTCATGCAACAACCTTTAGTGTACATTGAACAATCAAATTTAGTTCGAGACTTAGTCGAGTTGCAAAAACAATTACAAACCCTTAAACCACACGAACATTACACACATGCAAACCTTTACCTACATGCCCTGTCTGCAAAATACTCCCGCACTATCTATTCTACATACGTCTACACACTTCTTATTGTGACAGATGACTTCGTGGACTAAGCGGCTAAAGCCCCTGAAAAAGCGCAAACACCAAGAGCCGACGCGACAAGAAGTGCGGGAAAAGGGTGCCGACAAGTGGTGCAAAGACAGGGGCCTCAGTGAGACCGCGACCAAGCGCGTAAAACGCCTGGTGACGGAGGACTACAAAGGGGGTTCTGTGGACTACCGTGATTACCGCAAAGTAAAGGTTGAAGACCGTGTTCCCCGCTCCCTTGAAATACCTCTTACCCCACCTGGTTTCTGGGATATTTCAACTCCCTAACTTCGCCTGCGCTTGGGGGACTTGCTGCGGCTGTGGCTTCTGCGAGGAGACTTTCCACCCAAGCGAGCCAAGTAGATTTTGCGGATAGCTGCATGACCCGCAGAACCCTTCTTGGGGAACTTCTTGGCACCAGACTTGCGCATGTACTCCTTGGTGGCCATAGCCCATGCTTGAGCAGCACTACCAGAGTAGCGAGACTTGGCCTTGGCAGAAGCCCGAGCACTGACAACAGCCCCCCGCTTATTCTCCTTCAATTGACTAGACTTCAGACCACCTCGAGTGGACTTGAATCTACCTTCCTTAACCCGTCGTCGCACCTGAGCATTTGTCAGTTCGGACTTAGGCTTAAGCAAACCTTTAAGAACCTTTTCGCGATCAGTAAGATGTTTCATTTTTGAATGTTGTTTTTTTAAATTATAGACACACAAAAAAAATCGATGCCTCATTACGTAGATTACCAAGTCCGAAAATTTGATGGATTTATTGACAACAAGGGCACCATCCCTTTACAATACAGAGGATATGATCACGGTCAGTATCACGACGCCTTTCTCTCCGTCTCGAGAATTCGAGAGATATTAGGTGAACTTTGCTCAGTACCTTTAGAAAATAGACCTAGACGAGTTCGTAGAATCTATGCTGAAGCTATACATCTCTACGGGAGGTTAATGTACAAACTCACAATGGCAAAGGATGGGGATGATGTTTATGTACAATTTCGTTGGACATCCACGCGTCGTCAGATGGGGATGAAAGGCCAACCCAAGTCTTGACAAATCAAATAAAACACATGTTCTTGGTCTTTACGCTTTTTGGGACACTTGAGTAACGTGAAGTATTCCAGGAGGTCCTCACGGCCAAGTAATTGAGAAATTTTGTAAAAACAGTAGGGGTAGCTGAGGAAATTCTTGCGTTCTTCACGGCAGTGCACCTTGTGCTTTTCCCAGGGTTGTTGAATGGCCTTAAACATCAGCAAAAACTTTTCCTCCAGTTGTGGTTCCAACCTCAGCGGTTCTCTTCCCGTCACTAAACAATAAATTTGCATGGTATGATCGTAATATTTGCGTAACCCGAGTGATCGCAGCGCCCTACGGACGACCCCAAATGTTATTTGTTCTACTTTAGTAACGCCCATGGATACCATGCGTTGCATTACTTTTTGCAGAACTTTCTGAGGAACAGGGGTGGTCTCTTTGGCTTGCAGGTAGTTCAACAGCTCTTTGAAATGTCCAATGCGACGATAGGAGAATGACGAATATTCAATTTCATCCCCGTAAGCCATTGTGAGAACGCTGGTATCCATGTATGGTTTGGTAAACCCGCATCCAGAACATACCAATTTGGCTTCAGATGGTATTTGAATGTAGTTAACTTTGCAGCGAACGCAGACTTCAACTTCTGCAGGCACGTAGGAAATGTTGGTGTCTTCTGACTGCTGAAACTCCGCATCAAACATCGTTTGCAACTTTTCAGTAGAACCTGATTCTTTGTAGCACAATTGCAAAAACGGCAATAATTTACGATCAAACTCCTCAAGAGTGGGCCCGTGCATATTTTGGAGCTCCCGTTGGAGTTTCAGTCGTTCCTTCTTCAACGCCAATCGCTCGCTCGGTTTTACGGCAGACTCGATACGGCTCGTTAATTTGGCTACGCTCCCAACCAAATCCATTTGACGCTGGTTTTGCTGCAAATTAAGGTTGCGTTGTTTCTGTACATGCTCCAAGAAGTTATGGGAAGAAGAAGAAGAAGAGGAAGAGAGTCCAAACGGCATGTTTTGTGTTTTTTATTTAGAATATTTCCAACGGTTTCTGCCAATATTTGCGGCTTTCCGGCGCGGTCTACGCTCTCTGGGCGGAGGTAGTGCGGATCGAGAACGACTGGGTCTTCTTAAAGGTATAGGGGGTTCGGTGGGTCCGGTGGGTCCTTTGGTTTCGGACATTTGCTCTTTGTTTAAGGATGCAACGTTTTTCTGTTTGGTCAAGACGAACACAGATTTGCTATTTTCCGAAGGTTTTCCCAAACACGCTTCCGCATTCTGGTAGGCCTTTCGGATGGTATATTTTGCATGCACCAGTGAAGGCGTTCGCCAATTCCTTTAAAGCGGCTGATGCGAAAATTTAAATTCCATACAGCACGCATTAATTGAGGATGTTTAATAATTGACTCAGTATCTAAGCGACAGTCTCCAAGACCCAACCACCATAACACAGCTTCGGGGACCCGCTCATGACTGTCTGCCAACAGATTAGCCAAACTATCCAAACAATTCTTACGCCATGTCATTCTTGGTGCTGTTTCGTACAAACTTACAATTGGCCGAAGAAAAGAATACTCCTTGAGTACTCTCTGCTCTATTTGATCGATATAATGTCTATAGGCAATGTACGTTACTCGAAAACCAACATCGCTAGCAAAATTAAATAAAGTGCATGATGTACCAGCCTCTGTAAGCATAACATGCACTGCGCACGTAACTGCCAATGCTCTTACATCGGCCGAATTACCTACCAAGTGCTTATATCGCTCACACACCCTTTGAAAATACAGGATAATAAGGACTAAACAGTGTGGATTACACACATAATTCATTTGGAGTAATCGGAGCGCGGATTGACAAAAATGTCTGTGATTCTCACGATCTATAATATCACCATAAGACACGTAATATTCGTTCACAATCCCCACAATCTCGGGTAGCAATTGTGGTATTGGCGGTACTTGCATAATATAAACAGTTTTTATTATAAGATGATTACTTCAGACAAGCCTAATACTAACAGCGTCAAAGGTGATAGCGCGTGCATGTATGCAACGGGGTCGAACGACCGATTCCACCCAACGACGGTAAAGATGATCTGGTGGGGGAATTTCGGTACCATCAGTGTCATAGAATACGGTTAGATTCCCCACAACAAGACGAACATCGTGGTATATAATGTTGGTACCAGATATTCGATGAGCCCTGTGCGCGTATGGCCACTGTCCGGCTGCATCATTTGCACTGAGCGGCTTAAACTCCCGACGACCCAAGCCTCGTACCAATGATCTCGCCTTGTCCGCAATATCGCACAAGACTGCAGGATAATCATTGGGGTCCAAAATTAGCTTGATGCGGTTTTCACTATCAATATTTCCACATGGTCCCACTTGAAGACGAGGTAACGTCAGTAATTTCCCAGTGACCATGACCATGAAGCCAAGGTTGGGGCTGCTTTTGCGTTTGGACACAACCCTGAGATCATCTTGGCGCGAATAATCCAACATATGACCTTTAAGTGGTTCAAGGGGCCTCAGTGTCTTAACGTCGGTTACAAACTCCCTCATGCGGTAGATGTACCGCATCCAATGGCGAACTTCATCATCGGTTTGTGCTGACTCGGGGATGGTGGTGTATTTGGCAGCTTGTAGCTCCCAATCCGTAACATCCTTAACTTCGCCAAAACCTTTGAGCATGGCCTTGATTTTGCGCCTGCGAGGCACCAACCTTTCAGCAATGCTTGGCAGTAGGGTGTGTTCCGACCACGCCTGGAGGGCCAATAGATTCATGCACAGCCTTTCACCATCAAACCACACCATATTGTGACCATAATCAAAAGTAGCAACAACACCCGCAGCGCTAGAAGCATCAGACGAGATGATCTGAATCTTTCGATGTTGAATGAGGGGATTTGGGTGGTAAGCTTGGAGTACAGAAGAACCATAGTAACCCAATACGTACCCTTGCTTCAAGAGTTGTTCCACAACGCTAGACGGATCCTGGAATTCACCGAAATAAAATATATCCACATCAGACGTTGGATATCGCGGGATTTTGGCGTCCAAGAGATGAACTAGAGCTCCTCCTGCGATAACGGCATTACCAGGAAGTTCCAATCGAGGCATGACTGCACGAACAGCCTTGCGATCCAAGTGGGTATAGAACCAAGCCGCTGGAATCGTAAGTTGTGTGGAGCTGTAGAGTACACCAAAAAGGCGTTTGCAAAAAACGAGAACTGACTTGGGATTCGGCCGGTGCAGGTGAAGATCTAACAGAATGCGCGGGTTACAGGCGTCCAAAGATCGCAGCGCTGAAATGGATTTGGTTTCCCATACCTGAAATACTTCCCATAAAGTTTTCAAATCACTCATAATTCGCGAAGGATGCCAGTGCCTTAAAATCTCCATTTTCACCTTGTACTTTAGTTCACCATCCATGTTCAGGTATTGTACTGTGGTCCACATGTCCGCCACCGTGCCATTGAAACCCCGGCCAAGCAAAAGGTCGCGCAAGTTGATGATGTGGTTACGAGGTACACCTTGAGCATTAACCCAACCATCATCATGTTTATGATCACCAAAGCAAACGCCTTTACAATCTGGATCACTTTGGGCAATGTCGCATAGTAGACCGCATGTAATTCGAAGTGGGGGGCAAGTTTGCATTGCTAATTGAAAAAAAAAGTGCGGGTCTAACAATAAAGGCACAAAAATGGAAGGTTTACGATTTTGGAAATTCCTCGTTCTTTCGGTACTTATCTACGGGCTCGCGCTCGTTTACATTCTCGACCAACCTGAGCAGCGCCAGGTCACATGGATGTTGCCTTCTTTGGCGGGATTGGGTATTCTTGTGGTGTGTGTGGCGCACATTGGTGTTGACTGGTTTTCTCAAAAAGCAATGAATACCCGCATGTTGGTGATTTTGGCAATTTGCTTAGCCGTTTACTTACTACTTCAAAGTGCATGGGGTTGGGAAGATTTGGATGAAAATCCTGCAGATGCGGCGTTCTTACCTGTTTACGTACTTACTGTTGCTGCATCGGCTTTTATTCACCTTTATCCTTCTGTAATACCACCAGTGGTAACCCCCATTGCATCACCATCCTATTTAGATAACGTGATGGCCTCCTAATCTCTTAGTCCACCACTTTGGTTTTGCCTCGTTGAGTGGCTCTTTTGCGCGCTAACCGTTCCCGGTATATTTTGCTGAGGAACCAGAATCTTTTACGGCCCAGGCGAAATGGTGGGGTTACCTTAGGTGCCCGGTACCAGTGGATACTACCTGATACGGAGTTGCTCTGAGAACGATTATTCACCACTAGAGCCCCGTAATTTTCAGTGACGGAAGCAAAGACTCTACAAAAATCCTGAAAATTTGGGAAGGCCCCAAAAAATTGTTGGTATAGTTTTTTGCGGGAATCTGGTTTACTATCGGCCAGAGCAAGCACGTAATCGACATTACTGCGACACGCCGGGCTCAGGGACATCACATATTGTATACAACTTATATGGGTCAACAGTAAGTGACGTCCATTCATGTAAATAAAGTTCATTGATTTTGTCTTGAAAATTTTACTATCAAATCCTTGATCATCACAAGCTTGCAGGAGGCGCATGGTTTTGCCTCTTTTTACATTACCGTTGGCCGCGGCGATCATGCCTGAAATCTTATCTATATCCAATTCAGGATCCACAAGCGATGGCGGAATATGTCTTTCAAACATCTTCAAACTTTCAATTGTTGGACTGGAAGCAAATGCAAAATCCACATTGTGGCGCTGGTGAAACATAATATTTTCAGTCAAATGGGATTTACCAGATCCCCGGGGTCCAATAATTAGCCAGGTGGCGTATGGTTTGGCTTTGGATGGGTCGAATTCTTGAATATTGTAAGAACCAGACATGTTCACTTGTTTTATTTAAGACCATTGAATATTTTGGGGACCAAAGGTGAAAAAAAATGGTCAAGAAAAAGTCCAAGCATACGTGGAAAAAAATGTCTCAGCTTGATACCCCTGCCAAGAGGTTAGAGTATACCCACGCCTGTTTGGCCAGCCTCTTAACCTCAAAATCCAATGATCAACCCAACCCTGAGATTCCTTCCCTTGATGGCCAAAATGTCACGAGCAATAAACACTTTTTTTACACTGCTAATGATGCTTGTGATTTACATGTCGTTAACTGTACATCGTGTCATGATTTATTGGGTGAATCTGAAGTTCAATGGATTAGGTGCAGACAAAGCTTTATACCATTATGTTACCAATGTACATAGCTTAACCTAGCATCCATTCATCTTTTTCGGGGACGTCAGAGACATCCGGTTTCTCAGGGGCTTCCGCAACCTTTGGGGCTTCCGCAACCTCCGGGGCTTCCGCAACCTTTGGGGCGTCCGCAATCTCAGGAACTTCCGCAGCCTTTGGAACTTCCGCAGCCTTTGGGGGCTCTGAGGCTACTGGTGCGAATTGGACTTTGGCGCCCTCCCACTTTTGAAGACATGCTGATATTTCTTTTACAGCCTTGCGAAGCTGATGCAATTCCTGTATAAGGGGGTTATAACGATTATGTGGTTGTTGATAATAACGAGGAGCTGTTGGATAACGACCACGCCCTCCATATGACATGTTCTTTATATGTGTTTGTGACAAAAGGGAAGAAAGTTGAAAACAAAACACACGTGAAACTGTTAGTGTGACCCCCCGGTTTTCCCGCTAATGATATGTACTCCCTTGATCAAAGATGGCACAAACATGTAGAATTGTTGGTCCTGAGCATTATAGATGCCAAACAGGTCTGGTGAGCCCGGTGGGGTTCCAAGTTTAAGGTAATTCTTAAACCACTCATGTGATGCGAATGTACCTTGATATTGTTCTTTAGAATCGTGTAGAGTAA